CAGCTTCAGTAAATATATTCAATAATGGAGTTGATGCGTTAGATGGAACAATTATTATAGGATTTGCAATTTTTTAAATAAAATTCCCGGATTATCGGGAATTTTATTTTTATAATTCTATTATTTTCATATTTTCATAAAACCATTTATCCGTTTCAGCAATTGAATAATAAATGGTTCTTTTACCTTCAAATTTTATCCAAAGAGGAGGTAATTTATGATGTCTTTTTTTTTGAAACCACGATTGAGATTTTCCATATCTAACTGATGCTTGCTTCTCTGTTAAATAATTTGATTTATCCATAAATATTTTTATCCATAAAAAATAAATAATTTTCATTTTATCATAAATTGTATCATTTATTTTCATAAAATTTGAAATAATTAATTTTTGAATATAAATTAATCATGTGCACTAAAGGATTTAGTACACATTAAGCGTGACGGCGTTAATAGTCTGGTACTTGTACGTTAATCAAGGTCGCATCACACCGTGACGGGGATATAGTCAAAAAAAGGGATTTTATTATGACCGAAATGGCTAATGGATTAGGCCAAGATAATGGTAGTTTAAATGTTCAAAATGTTCCATCTAATCCGAGTATCGCGCAGGATGCGCCGCAACCGGCAATGGATGAACGAGTTTTTAAGCAGTCTGAAGTTAATGACATTGTAAGACGTGCTAAAAATGATGCTGTTGAAACTTTTAAGAGACTACAGGTTGAACAACCTCAATATGCTCAACAAAAGTATGCTGATACTCCTCAGTATCAACCGTCACAAAGTACCTCTGGCGAAGATCATTACAGAAAGATTGCCGCAGAAGAAGCTAAGCGTCATTTTGAATCAGTAAAGCAGGATGCTTTGCGCCAAAATCAAGATGAAATGGCCAAACGGACGGTGCAGAACTTCTTTTCAAAAACATCAAAAGGACGTGAAAAATACCAAGATTTTGACCAGGTCACGGGAGATGTTGATTTAGGAAGATTCCCAAATGTGGTTCAGCTTTTAGGGGACATCCTAGAAAATTCTGAAGATGTTTTTTATGAATTAGGCAAAGATAGAATTAAGATGGCCAATTTAGAACATCTTGCAACTATCTCACCAAATGATGCAATTGTACAGGCAAGACGATTGGCTCAATCAATTAAAGACAATCAGAATGCTTCCAATGCAAAACAAGCTAGAGCGCCTCTCGATCAAATAAAACCTACAAATTACGGCACAGAGGATAATCCTCTATCTGTTTCTGATTTTAGGAAAAAATACAGATTAGGATAAAAATTTCTCTGACCACTTTTATGGATGAAAGTAGGGAGAATAAACATGGCTGTTTATCCGCAAAATATTTTGCAACAAGTCCAAACTTATCAACGATCAGGTTTAGGAATATTACTTAACTTATGCTGTCATTTATCGACCGCAAATACAAAATTTAAAGATTTTGATCAAATTACGGCTTAAAAGTTAGGTCCGCCATAAAGAAATTTATGGTTGTAACTGGGTGAACTCATGGGAAGTCTCTAAAGAGATAATCATGATCCAAGCTCCGAAAGGAGAAGGTGCAACGACTAGACCGAAAGGTCGTACTCTCAAGTGAGAGGAAGTGCCCAGCCCCGAAAGGGTGAAGATATAGTCTGATCTGCTAGGTGACTAGTAGCTGCCAAAAAGGCGGGTTGAGAATAACGAACTCAATTGAACATAAATGAACTTAGGAAGCACGGTCACGTTTGACCTACCACCGAGATTTACTACTACTCAAGGTTTAGTTGCATCTTGGCAAGCTGCATCTCAACGCGTACAACAATTAGTTGCTGATCAATCAAATAACACCTCTTTCACTGTTACATCACAACAACGTATTTTTAACTTAGAAAAAGGTGAAGAAGATTATACCAAAGTATTTGGCCGATCTGCTATTGCAGAACTTGCTAACTTGGTTGAAGGTAACATTGCTAAAAATTGGGATTCTTCAGTTGTATCTCAAGTCGATGGAACAACTAATACCTTTTCAGGACCGTATCGCTTTTACGGAAACGGCAGTGATTCCATAAGTTCTTATCAGCAATTAGCTCAGATGGTTATGTTGTTCAAAAATTACGGCTCTGTTGCTACTGGTATGAAAGTTTATTTACCAGATACTATTATACCCAGTATAGTAGGAAATGGTCTAAATCAGTTCAGCCCTCAAAGAAATGACGATATTGCTATGAGCTGGAATGTTGGCAGTTTTGGTACACCTCCTGTTGAATATTACCAATCTAACTTAATGCCAATTCACGTTTCTGGTAATACTGGTGTTAATGCTCAGACCCTTACAATTGTCAGCACTAATGATCCAACTGGTCAAAATGTTACTCAATTGACAGTCTCTGGAGCATCTAATAGTGATTCTAATGCTATTAAATCTGGTGACTTATTTCAGTTTAAAGATGGAGTCTCTAACCAACCTAATATGCGTTATTTGACTTTCGTTGGCCATTATCAATCTGCAAATCCAGTTCAATTTAGAGCTGTTAATGATGCTGGTTCTAATGCTTCAGGTGTTGTTACATTTAGTATTACACCAGCACTTAATTGGGCAGGTGGAGCTAATCAAAACTTAAATAATCCTATTGCTGCGGGAATGCAATTATTGACCTTACCTTCTCATCGTGCAGGTGGCGTATTAGGTGATAATGGATTGTTTATTGCAATGCCTCAATTACCTGAACAAAGACCTTACGATACTGCAAATGAATATGATAAAGATACTGGTGCATCTATTCGTTTAACATATGGTTCTTTATTCGGACAAAACCAAACTGGTATGGTATATGATGAAGTTCATGGATCAGTTATTGTTCCTGAATATTCAATGCGTATTGTTATACCATTGTCTCAAGGATAAACTCGTCTCGGGCGAGCATACTCGCCCTTTTTTTAAACTTATTTAAAAGGATTTAAATATGTTCAGTAACTCTCAAATTCAGAACAATCCTGTTTATTCATTACCACATTTATATGTTTCTGGTATGAATATTTCTGCTGCATCAAATACTGTTATTGCAATTGCTCCAGGACAGGCTCGTGACATGAACAATGTTATTGATATGCCGGTTTCTTTCCAAAATTTACAAGGGAATATTGTTCCGCCTGTTTTGGATTTTGGATATCAACAACCATTATTTATTAATTCTGCTGTTAATGGTGCTAATGGTTTAGATCAAGGTTCTATTGCTGCAAGTTCTAATTATTTCGTATGGTTAATTGGAGATTCTCGCGGGTATAAACCAGTTGCAGGTCTATTAAGCTTATATAGCAATGCATTTCCTCTTTTACCTCTCGGATATGATTCTTTATTAAGATTAGGTTTTGTATCGACTGGCGGTGGATCAACTTTTACTGCAAATACTATTTTAAATTATCAGTATGCACGTAATTTTTATTTACAACCTGCTATTTCTGAATTATCAGGTGGTAATGCAACTACTTTTACAGGAATTGATCTTGATTCCTCTATTGCATTAGGTACGCAAAAAGGTGTAATTGCTCTATTTAGCGCGATCTTTATTCCTGCTGCTGTAGGTGATATTGCTCAACTACGACCCACTGGTAGTGGTACTGGTACTTCTAATTTAGTGACAATTACAGGATTAGAAGCAGGCATCCCACAACAACAATATGTCGCGGTGGCATGTGGTGTAAATGGATCGTCTCATACATCCATTGATTACCTTGTATCAAGTGCTTCTGATGCATTGTCACTATCAACAGTAGGATATAGTTATACCACTGTTTAATGCCTAACTAACACAAGGATTCGTGTTATGGCTTATTATGCTCAAGAGTTAGTAACACGGGCTTGGTACTTATCTGGCATCATAGCCCGTAATTTACAGCAAGTTACGGGCGATCAGTTAACTGATGGTTTAAGATTATTAAATGCTTTATTAGATTTTAAACAAATTGAAACTGATCTTCTTCCTTATTGGACATATATCCAAATGCCATTAGTTTCAGGACAGGAATTCTATTTTCTTCCTCATGTGGCAGATGTTGAATTAGCAACATTTAATATTGATACTGTTCGTTATCCTATGAATTATACTTCACGAAGAGCTTATTTTGGCTCCTCTCGGGTAGATGATATAAGTTCATTGCCTTTTAATTGGAATTTTAATCGCGGGGAAGGTGGCGGAACACTAGCAATTTATTTTAAGCCAGAAGCTAATTACATTTTAAAAATGAGCGCTAAAATATTTTTAAATAATGTTTCCTTAGGAACAGATTTAACAAATATTAGCACTATTTTACCTTACACATTTTTAGAAACCTCAAATTCTGGTTACGATACTTCTTATATAGAATATTTAAGATATGCTTTGGCTGAGTACATGTGTTCTGAACTTGGCATATTATTTAATCCACAATCAGCGGCTATTCTTAGAAAATATGAAAGAAAATTAATGTATATGTCACCTCCTGATTTAACAATTAATAAGAGCAGTATTTTGACACAGGGTACGTTATTAAATTATGGTGACGTCAATCAGGGCCGTGGGTGGCGTCCTACGTAACAAAGGAAGATGTTGATGACCATATTTAAAGAAACACAATGTAACTGAATAATAAAACTTGTCAAGGATGGCATATGATAAACAGATCACCTACATTTAAACCCATTCCTTTGAACATCGTTGATAGTTCAAAATTTGGTCGTTATCCAAAGATCAGCCAGTCTCACACATGGAATATGTTTCAGAGTGATTCAGCATTAGTTCCCTATGCCGGATATAAAAAAGCAATTGATGCATCGGTATTTGGTGGTGCTTTAACTGGTCGTGCTATTTATCATAGTAATAAATTAGGTAGAATGATCGGTGTATTTGGTAATAGTGTTTATCTTATTAATTTAACATTCAATCAATTATTTTTAAATTTTGAAAATATTCAAGTTATTAAGATTGGTGAATTAATGACTTCAGAAGGTGTTGTCTATATTTCAGAAAATAATAAACCACAAATAGCATTTTCAGATAATATTTCAATTTATATTTATGATCCCCTTTTAACTCCTCAATTCCAAACAATTGCCACTGATTTTGTGCCAGGATATATTTCATTCCAAGATACTTATTTTTTATGTGCTGCTACACAAGATCAGAATTATGATCCACCCGCTACAAATGTTTGGAGACTATCAGGGCAGAATGATGGCACTTCCTGGCCTTCAGACGCACAGCATGTAGGACTTATTCAGACTAAACCAGATATATGTCAGGCGGTGATTAGGGTTCCTTCTAATGGAAATATGGCTTATGTGATGGGTAAAACAGTAACTGAACCTTGGTATGATAACGGATTGCAACTATTTCCATATCAACGAAATAGTTCTTTAAATTACGATTATGGCTGCATTAATCCTGCAACGATTGCAG